AGCTGGCCGGCCGCCTTGCGGTGTCGCTGGTTGCCTGCCCGCCCGATCGCCGGGCGCGGGATCTCGATAACGTGCTCAAGGCCACTCTGGACGCCCTGACCCACGCCGGGGTGTGGCTGGATGACAGCCAGATCGATCTGTTGAGCGTGGAGCGTGCCCAGGTGGTGAAGGGTGGCGAACTGCGGGTGACCATTTCAGTGAGGGAGGCGGCATGAGGAGCGCGCTGGCCGAGTTGCCCCGCAGCGTGCGGGAGATCGCAGAGGTGATCGGGGTGGAGCAGGCGCTTTATCTGGTTGGCCAGTTGCCGCGCTGCTATTCCAAGAAGTCATGCCACGTCATCATGTACGTGCCCAAGTCACTGAAGCCCGATCACCCCCTGGTAATCACCCTGGGATGGCATGATGCCCAGCGCCTGGTCGATGTGTTCGGTGGCGAGATCCTGCAGCCGGCCAGTTGCGCCGACATCTACCGACAGTTCCGCGATCGCTCCATCCTGCTCATGGTCGATGAGGGCATGAAGCCCGCAGACGTCGCCGAGATGATGGAGGTGTCAGACCGCCACGTCCGCAACCTGGTCAGGGAAAAAGCCCAAGAGGATAGAACCCCGGCAAACGACAACACTCCGGCTGATAAGAGCACTGGAGTCAAACCAATGAAAAACAGCATGAGGGCTCACGCATAATGAGCCTAATCGAGCGGATCCTTACCAACGCAGAATGGGCCATCGCTGGCCTGGTCGGTGCAGTAATCGCCGTCCCGTTCCATGAAGAGCTGAAGACCTGGAAAGGTCGCTTTGTCTTCGTTGGTACTGGTGCGGCCTGCGCCTATTTCACAACCCCCCTTGCAATCAGCCTCTACAGCATCGACCCCAGCCTGGCTGGTGGTGTGGGCTTTCTGCTGGGCGCGTTCGGGGGCTCATTGCTGGCCGCCGGCCTGCGCACCCTCAGAGGCCTGGATCTGGTCGACATCCTGAAGGAGCGACTGAGCAAGTCCGGAGGCAATGACCAATGATCACTGTCAACACCGTGGCAATAACCATCATCGTGCTTTGGGCGTTCTGGTGCCTGCTATCGCCGCGGGTCAGTGACGGCATCATCGGCAAGATCCTCTACCTCATGCTGGCCTTGGCCGCCCTGGGAATACTGAGCAACCCTGGCCAAGGCAGCGAAACCAAGATGAATATCGTCTTCGCAGCCATCGGCATTAGGCACTTCTGGATGAAGTCATACTGGAAGGAGGTGCGGGTCTACATCCTGCACCGTCTCGGCTGCCGTGACTGCCCTCACAAACCGGAGTGACCACCATGAGACTGTCACAGCACGGCATTGCCGTGGCCCACTATTTCGAATCATGCAAGCTGAAGGCTTACCCTGACCCTGGCAGCAAGAACGGCGAGCCCTGGACGATCGGCTGGGGGCATACCGGCCCGGAAGTCAAGCCCGGTCTGGTATGGACGCAGGAACAGGCCGATGCCGCCTTCCTGGTGGATATGGCCCGCTTTGAGCGTGCTGTCACTGAGCTGGTCAAGGTGCCGTTGCTGCAGGGCCATTTCGATGCCCTGGTGCTGTTCGCCTACAACGTCGGCCGCAAGGCGCTGGAAACCTCCACCCTGCTGCGCAAGCTGAACGCCGGCGACTATGACGGCGCTGCGCTCGAGTTCCGCCGCTGGAACAAGAACGACGGCAAGGTGATGCGCGGGATGACCCGCAGACGCTCTGCCGAGGAATGCCTGTTCAGGGGCATGGGCGGCGCAGCATCCATTCAGAAGGGAGTGGCTGCAGCATGAGCCCAGAGCTGATCCGCCGAGCCATGCCATACCTGCTGGCCATCATCGTGGTGCTGGGCGTCCTGTGGGGCGCCTACAGCCATGGGGTCAGCACCACCGACAAGGCCTGGCAGTCCAAGTGGGATGCGCAGGCGCTCGAGCTATCCGAGGCAAAGACCAAGGCAGTGACACTGGTGCGCGAGGAAGAGCAGCGCAGACAAGCCGCCATTGACGGAGTGAGACAACATGCAGAACAACAGATTGCCCTGGCTGAAGCTGACGCTGCTGCTGCCGATGCTGCTGCTGACAGCCTGCGCGAGCAAGCCAAGCGACTGGCAGCAAGAGCAGGTCAGTGCACCAGCCATCCCACAGCTACCCAGTCAGGCAAGGCAACAGCCCAGCCCAGCGTGGTGCTCGCCGACGTGCTCGGCAGGGCTGACGAGAGAGCGGGCCAGCTGGCAGCAGCTTATGACCGAGCAAGAGCCGCAGGGCTGACGTGCGAGGCTGCATACGATGCGCTGCGCAACGAGAGGAAGGGGCAATGAGCGCGCAAAGTTGGCACGCTTTTTGTCCACGGGTCCTTCCCGGGCGGCAGGGGCATGCGGGGGCATTGACTCCGCAGAATTCGACATCTGCGTGACCCCGCCGATTAAGATTTTTGATTAGAACCACAGGCGCGATAAGCGAAATTTATGGCAGCACCGAAGGCGAAGAACGTCGGCCAAGACGTCAACAAGGCCGAGCTGTGCAGCATCATGGGCGTGACCCCGCCGACCGTTGACGGCTGGGTGCGCAACGGCTGCCCGATTAAGAAGAAAGGATCCCGAGGCGTAGCTGCCACCTTCAACACGGCCGACGTGATGACCTGGCTGCGCGACAAGGCGCGGGAGGAAGCGAGCGGCACCACACTGGCAGATGAAGGCGAGCTGAAGCGCCGCAAGCTGGCCGCCGAGGCAGAGAAGGCCGAGCTGGAGCTGGCCAAGGCCAAGGGCGAGGTGGCGCCAGTCCGAGAGTTTGAGCGGGCCACCGCATCGCTGATGGCAATCATACGCCAGAACGTCATGCAGGTGCCGGGGCGCATCGTGATGCAGCTGATCGGCTGCACTGACGAAACCGAGTTCAAGACCAAGTTGCGCTCCGAGCTGGTTCTGGCTCTGGAGTCAGCCGCCGAAGAAGACCTGGACCAGGAGGAAGACGAGTACCTGGATACCGATGAGTAAGCGCCACCAGTTCAGCAATCTGGTTGCCGTCGCCGAAGCTGTCCGGCGCGCCACCGCAAACCTGGTTCCACCAGCCGACATCCTCCCGAGCGTGTGGGCCGAGAACAACGTGCGCATCCCCGTGGGGAACGCCAAGCCGGGCCCCATCCGCTTCGACAACGCCCCGCCGCAGCGCGGGATGATTGACGTCATCAAGGAGCCCGGGATCCGTCGCGTGTCCTACAAGCTGGCCGCCCAGCTGGGGAAGACGACGATCCAGCAGTGCATCACCGGCTATCACATCGAGCACGAACCCAAGTCCCAGATCTTCGCCCAGCCTTCCCAGGGGGACATCCAAACCTTCCAGGAAACGAAGCTGCGGCCGATGCTGGACGCCAACCCGAAGATCGCCAAGAAGATGGCGAAGCAGCGCGGCCGAGAGGGCGTGAACAACAGCCGCATGATCTCCTACATCGGCGGCTGGTTGATGTTCTGCTGGAGCGGGTCACCGAAGACCGCCCGGGGCCGCTCTGCGCCGGTCATCCATCAGGACGAAATCGACGGTTACGACCCGCTGCCAGAAGGCGACTTTGGCGAGCTGCTGGCGCAGCGTGCGGCATCGTTCGGTGATGAAGCCCTGCGCACCGAGTCCAGCACCCCGACCATCGAGGGGGCAAGTCGGATTGACACCGCGTTTCAGGAGGGTGACCAGCGCCGGTACTTTGTGCCCTGCCCCCACTGCGGCCACGCCCAGGTGCTGAAGTGGGAGAACGTAACTTGGCATGGGCGCCAGTCCACAGGCATTGACGATGCCGAAGAGGACATGAACAAGGAGCACCTGCCGGAAACGGCGGCCTACGTCTGCGAGGATTGCGGCGCCCTGTGGGATGACGGCCAGCGCATCGTGGCGATCCGCGAGGCCGAGAAGAAAGGGGGCGGCTGGCGAGCGGCAAAACCATTCCGCGGGCACGCCAGCTTCCACGCCCCTGAAATGCTGTCCACCTTCCGCCGGCTGCGTGACATCGTGCAGTCATACCTGGACAAGTTGGCGCTGGGTGACATGCAATCTTTCGTGAACGTGTCGCTGGCCGAGGTCTACGCCGAGAAGGGCGAGAAGGCAGACCCGACAGGCCTGCAGGCCCGCGCCGAAGTCTATCGCGCCGAGGTGCCAGCTGGTGGCCTGTACCTTACTGCCGGCGTCGACATGCAGATGGACCGCCTCGAGTGCGAGGTGGTGGCCTGGGGGCTTGGCGAGGAACATTGGTCGATAGGCTATTACGTGCTGTGGGGCGACCCGCTGCACCAGGATGTTTGGGACGACCTGGACGACCTGCTGGCCGGTACCTACCAGCACGAAAGCGGCGCCGTGATGCCGATCAGCGCTGCCTGCCTGGATACCGGCGGCACCAGCGGGATGACCCAGGCGGCCTATGACTGGCTGAAGGGCAAGACCGGCCGCCGGATCTTCGGCATCAAGGGCCAGCCTGGCTGGGGGCGCCCTATCGTGGAGAAGCCGCAGCGCAAGCAGTCAGGCAAAAAGGCACGCAAGGTTGACCTGTTCCTGGTGGGCGTAGACGAGGCGAAGCTGGTGGTGATGCGTCGCCTGGCCGCCACCGTTGGTGCCGGTGAAAGGACAGGAGGGCCTGGCTACAGCCACACCCCGAGCGATCGGGATCCCGAGTGGTACAAGCAAGTGACCGCCGAGAAGCTGGTTCTGCGCTACGTGAAGGGGCAGCCGGTACGAGAGTGGCATAAAGCTGACCGCGCACGCAACGAGGCCCTGGACTGCCGGGTGTACGCCACCGCGGCGCTGAAGATCATGAACCCGTCGTTTAAACGCCTTGCTCAGCGGTACGCCGCCGAGGATGGAAGCAAACCGGCCGAGCTACCGGCACCGCCAAAGCGCCCAGCGAACGACAACAGGCCGAAGCCGGAAAAAACCCAAGAGGAAGCAACAACCAAGGCTGCCCAGACTAAGCCAGAAATAAAGCGTTCCAAATCCGTGACGGGCCGCAAGGGCTGGGTGAAAAACTGGTGAGCTGCAATTTTCCTGACGAGATCGGCGCAGGCCTGACTTTCGATTTACTGCTGACGCTGACCGCCTATCCGGCACCGGACTGGGCGGTTACCGCGCACCTGCGCGGGCCATCCGCCATCAACCTGACATCTGAAGCAGAAGGCAGCCAGCACCGCTTTCGCGCAACCGCAGCCGCAACTTCTGGCTGGGGCCCCGGCGCATACTGGTACACCCTGCGCGCCACCGACGGCACCAACGTGGTGGAAGTCGAGAGCGGCGAGATCCAGATCCTCCCAGACCTGACCAGCCAGACCGGCCCCTATGACGGCAGGACCCAGGCGCAGATCGCTTTATCTGCCATCGAGGCCGTGCTGGCCAACCGCGCGACCCTGGACCAGGAGCGCTACCGCATCAACAACCGCGAACTGTATCGCACCTCGATCCCTGACCTGCTGAAGCTGCGCGCCTTCTACGTGGAGCAGGTCAAGCGCGAGAAGGCGGAAGCCTGCGGAAAGAACCCATTCGGCACTGTCGTGCGCGTGAGACTCAAGTAAATGTGGCCATTCAATCGCAACAAGCAGGTCGAACCTGCGCAGGGATCCCGGCCTCGCATGCCGATGCGCAGCCGTATTGCTGCCCGCCTGTTCGCCGCCAGCAATGCAGACCGACTGGGCAAGGCCTGGGGCGGGACCCCTCTGACCGCTGACGAAGTGATCGAACGCAACCAGGTTGTGCTGGTGGCGCGTTCCCGCGAGCAGTCGGCCAATAACGACTATGCCCGCAGCTTCCTGCGCATGTGCCGCCAGAACATCGTCGGACACATGGGCGTGACTATGCAGGCCCAGGTGATGAACACCCGCGGCAAGCTGGACACCGCTGCCAACGACGCGATCGAAATCGGCTGGGAAGAGTGGGGCCGGCGCGAGAACTGCGACGTGACCGGCCGCCGGTCCTGGCGCTCCATCCAGGCAAACTGCATCACCAGTGCCGCGAAGGATGGCGAGTTCATGGTGCGCCTGGTGTTCGGTACCGAGGCTGGCCCCTGGGGCTTCGGCCTGCAGGTGCTGGATCCGCAGCGATGCCCTGTGAACTTCAACGAGCGCCGGCCGCGCACTGGTGAGGCCTTCATCAAGCAGGGGATCGGCTTCAACCGTTACGGCCGGCCGCTGTCCTACTTCTTCACCACCACCGACGAGGCCGAGGCAGATTACACTTGGGGCGGCAAGCATTACGTGCGTGTCCCGGCTGACGAGATCATCCACGGCTTCCTCGAGGACATGGTGGGCCAGAAGCGCGGCCTGCCCTGGATGGCCACAGCCCTGTTCCGCATGCGCCAGCTGAACGCCATGGAGGAGGCCGCCATCACCAAGGCCCGCGTGGGTGCCAACCAGATGGGCTTCATCACATGGGAAGAGGGCAAGGGCCCAGAGTACGACGAAGACGAAGAGCTGACGATCGACAGTGAGCCAGGCGAATGGCAAGTGCTGCCGGAAGGCGCGAAGGTGGAGCAGAGCAATCCGCAGTATCCTAGCGGCGAGTATGAGCCGTTTTACAAGCGAGCCCTGCGCGGCATGTCTGCCGGCTTCGGCGTACTGTACAACAACTTGGCCAGCGACCTGGAGGGGGTGAACTTCTCGAGCATCCGCCAGGGCACCCTGGACGAGCGCGAGCATTGGAAGGAAGGGGCAGCCGCTGCCTGCCGAGCGCATCGACCGCTACCGGAACGTGACCTGGCAGGCTCGCCGCTGGCAGTGGATTGATCCGCGCGCCGATGTGCAGGCCGCAGTGGAAGCCAAGAACAACATGTTGACCAGCCCGGGCCGCATCATCCGCGAGCAGGGCCAGGATCCACAGACCGTGTGGGCCGAGGCGGCGCGCGACGTGGCCGCGATGATTGAAGCCTACAAGGCCGAAGGCATTGATTACGCCACAGCCAAAGAACTGGTGCTGCTGAGTATGGGCAGGCCGCAACCAAAACCTGCCCCTACTGGAGGCCAAAAAGATGAAACGTCTGCTGCTGCCTAACCTGATCGGCGCCTACCTGACCCGGGACGGCAGCCAGGGCAAGGCCCTGCCCGACTTCAACGCGAAGGGCGACCTGAAGCGCACCATGGAGGTGCGCAGCTTCGACAAGGACAAGCGCACCGTGGAGCTGGCTTTCAGCTCCGAGATCGAAGTGGAACGCTGGTTCGGCATGGAGGTCCTGGACCACAGCCCCACCAGCGTGCGCCTGGACCGTCTGCGCGACGGTGGGGCCCTGCTGTGTAACCACGACTGGGACGAGCAGATCGGCGTCGTGGAGAGCGTGAGCATCGACGGCGATCGCCGAGGCCGTGCTGTGGTGCGCTTCGGCCGAGGCAAGAAGGCCGACGAGGTTTTCCAGGACGTGATTGACGGGATCCGGCGTCATGTGTCCGTCGGCTACCGGGTGCTGGGCGCCAAGCTGGAAGAGAGCCGCGGCGATGTCGACGTGTACCGCATCACCGACTGGGAGCCCTACGAAATTTCGATCGTGAGCGTTCCTGCCGACCACAGCGTGGGCATCGGCCGCACGCTGGAAAAAACCCAAGAGGAAGCGCGCACCGGAACCGATGAAACTGCCATCGTCGAAAGTGGCACGACCGCTAAGAACTCACCGACTGAGGAAGTCCGAAACATGAACGAAAAAATCCTGCGTGACAAAAAGGGCAACCTGGTCCGTGCCCTGGTAGACGCTGAAGGCAACATCACCCAGATTCTTGAGGTGCTGGAAGAAGCCGGCGCCGACGTGCGCAATGCCCAGACCGAAGCCGCCAAGGCCGAGCGCTCCCGCACCGCCTCCATCCTCGAGATGGGCACCAAATACGACTGCCGCGAGCTGGCAGAGACGGCTGTGGCCAAAGGTGTCACCGTGGACGCATTCCGCGCCCAGGTGCTGGATCACATCAACACCCGCGGCGCTGATGGCAAGGACAAGAAGACCGGCATTCCGGCCCAGCCGTCCCAGCGCTCGAGCACTCCGCTGTCAGAAATGCCCAGCCCGATGATCGGCCTGTCCGAGAACGAGGTGCGCCAGTACAGCATTTTCCGTGCTGTCCGCGCGCTGCAGCCGAATGCCTCCCAGGCCGACCGCCAGGCTGCCGCCTTCGAAATCGAGTGCTCCGAGGCTGCCCAGCGCCAGCTCGGCCGCACTGCCCAGGGCATCCTGATCCCGCAGGACGTTCTGGCCAGCCGGGCATTCAACGCCGGCGGCGCTGCCGACACCCCGACTGGTGCCCAGACCGGTTCCAACCTGGTGGATACCACCTTCATGGGTGGCAGCTTCATCGAGATGCTGCGCAACCGCACCACCATCATGCGCCTGGGCACCACCATGGGCGGCCTGGTAGGTAACGTCGACATCCCGCGCCAGACCGGCGGCGCCACCGCCTACTGGCTGGGCGAGGGTGAAGACACCACCGAAGGGACTCCGGTCATCGGTCAGCTCGAGCTGACCCCGAAGACCCTGGGCGCCTACACCGACATCACTCGCCGTCTGCTGATGCAGTCCAGCCTGGACGCTGAAGGCATCGTGCGCCGTGACCTGGTGAACGCCATGGCCCAGGCCATCGATTACGCCGGCTACTACGGCAGCGGCACCGCCAACCAGCCGCGCGGCATCAAGAACTACACCGGCATCAACGCGGTGGACTTCGCTGCCGCCAACCCGACTTTCGCCGAGCTGGTGCAGATGGAAACCGAGATCTCGGCAGACAACGCCGACATCGGCCAGATGGGCTACGTCGGCAACGCGCGATTCCGTGGTCACTGCAAGGTCACCCCGCGCTTCGGCTCCGGTACCGAGTCCATCAT